ATGCCAAGGAGTTGGTTGACCGATTAAAACAGCAAATGGCTCTACTGAAAGGAGATCCGGAGTATCTTGTGAAGTTGAAACGGGCCGCAGGAGCAATGTCCGAGAAAATGAAACAGGATCTGTTATTCGCTAAACGAAGACGGAAAGCACAAATTATCATCAATTCGCAGTTAGACAACCGGATTGTCAATGACCCGAAATCGGCTAAGAAATTAAAAGAATATATTGCAGGGTATCAGCCGCAGAGGTGGCAAAAGGACTTTGAAAAAGGAGGTACGGGATTCCAGCAATTGGATTCGATAGCAGGACAACAAGCGTCAAAAAGGAGGGAACGTTTAAATTACATAATCCATTCTCTTGGGATCGATGGTGCTTGGGCTTTATCAAGACCGACTATTCTGGGGGGCAGTAATTTAAACAAAAAAATTCAGTATCCTTTTGGCCAAGGGATCTTTGACGATGTCAATTTCCATAGAGATGTTGTCCATGAAATGTTTGATGCCCCGAAAAAAGGAGTTCCAGTTACAAATAACGAATTAGCTCAAAAATTTGCGAAAGCCACGATTGAAGTCAAAAGGGATGTAGTTGCTCAATTCCGAGCAAACGGGGTGAATATCGGTTGGCTAGCCGATCATGTGACCACACAGTATCACGATTCAGTAGCGATTGCGTCTGGGGGGTTTGAAGCAGGAGGAATTCTTAGAAAAGGAATTACCAGAGAAGAAGCAAAAGATCGTTGGATTCAGAGGCTTTACAATGCGCCGGATGACAACCCGAATCAGAACTCTGGGTTACTGGATGTAGAGAGAACCTTTGTAAAGCCAACAGGAGAAATTGTTGAAACCAAGGCTGAACGGGTAAAGTTTCTTTCTGCAGTCTTTGACAATATTGTTTCCGGAAATCGGCATGTCCATGAATTGATCCCTACGGATCTCAACGTAGGTCGGATGTCACTGGCTTCCAAGGTTTCTCAAAGCAGACAGTTGCATTTCAAAGATGCAGATTCATGGCTAGCTTACAATAACGAGTATGGTCACAGAAACCCGATAGATGCGATCCTGACAGGTATTGAACGATTGTCTGACGATCTGGAACTGATCAACCGTATGGGACCGAACCCAGATCTGACGTTCAAGAGACTGATGTCCAATGTGGAGATGACTCCTTCTGAAAAAAACAAAGTGCAAGGAGACTTTGACGTCGTATCAGGGAAAGCCTATGAAATAGCGAATCCCTCATTGCACCAGTGGACAGCAAACATTACTGCTTTGCAATCGATGTCCAAACTCGGTAGTGCCGTATTCAGTGCTTTTAGCGATCCGATCTACACGGCATTTACTCGCAGTTACCACGGAGTCAATATCTTCAGTGCTTATTACGATACCTACAAAGCTGCACTACAAGCATTATCCAGTAAGGAAATCAAAGAATTTGGCATTCTGATGGGATTTGGACTAGAGGGGGCAGTTGGGTCATCCGCAGGTCGGTTTGCTGCAGCAAGATCAGCTACTCAGTATGTAACAGGAGCAAATAATAATTTCTTCCGTTGGAACGCACTGAATGGATTCACAAATATCATGAGAAACGGTGCTGCTTATATTATGTCTAGAGACATGTATACGGCATCAAAAAGACCATGGAACCAACTCAATGAACGTTACCGATATGCTCTTAGTCAGTACGGGATCACAGAAGCAGATTGGGGAGATATCAGGAAGTTACCGACAACCAAAGTTGAAGGACATGACCTGATCACTCCTTACGGAGTCCGAGATGCCATCAAGAACGGCAAAGTACCTCCTGATCTTGTAAAACGTTCTCATCAACTGGCAGACAAAATCCAGATGTTCATAGTCGGTGAAAACACGATGGCTGTTATTGAACCAGGAGCATCAGAACAATCGTTCATGAGACGGATTCCTTTTGGTGGAGAAGGAGCAGGTAAATCAGGGACTGCAAGTGCAATGGCAGCAAGAACTTTCTGGCAATTCAGAGGATTCCCGTTGTCGATGATGATGCGAAACTTCCCACGGGTTGCCCAAATGGGTGCTCCTGCCTTTTTGCATTTACTTCCGATGGTTGGCATCGGCTATGCCATAAAGTCCGCTAAAGACATTTTGAAAGGCCGAGAACCACTTGATCCAAGAGACCCTGATAACATTTATAAAATTGCATACGTTGGAGTAACCCAAAGTGGCTTTGGTGGACTAGCATCTGACTGGCTGTTAAATGATGTTCGCAAGTACGGTTATGGTCTTGCCGATTTACTCGGTGGACCTACAATTGGAACAGCACAAGATGTATTTGCAGTGGCTGGAGCAACAGCCGCAGTACTGAGAGGAGATGAAACTGTTGGAGAAATTGGGAAAACTGCTTGGAAAGCACTGTACAACAACACTCCTTATGTCAACTTTTGGGCTTCCAGAACAATTCTTGATTATGCAATCAACTACCAGATTCAGGAAATGCTACATCCAGGGGCATTAATGAGAATGCAGAATCGTTTCCAACGAGAGAACAATCAGAACTTCTTACCTGGACTGTCTCCTGCTGAAGTCGTTCCGTATGGAGGATCTTTATGACGGTCTCAGTACTCCGGAACAAGGTTCAGTACGGTCAAGAAAGCCCAGGGACTGCTACTCAATTTACTGTCAATTTTCCGTACACCGAGAAGTCCCAGATTAAAGTTTATCTGAATGACACTCTACAGACGATCACCACGCACTACACTCTGACTGATCCGGATAGCACAGGAACCGTTACTTTTGTGACTGCTCCAGCTACTGGAACCTTGGTCACGATCCTGAGAGAAACCGACTTCCTTCAGACCACAGACTACGCAAATAACGATATTCTGGATGCTGAAACTTTAGAAGCGGCATTCGACAAGTTGACCATGATGTGCCAGCAGGTAAAAAACCTTGCGGACAAGGCGATTGGATTCGATGAGACGGTCAATGATACGGATACGACTTCACTGAAGTTAGCAGCAGGAACTGCAGATCTTGCCGGGAAGCTACTGGCTTTCGATTCCACGGGAGCATTTGTAACCACCCAAGAAATTGGGACATTTAGAGGTAGCGATTCTACAACGACCACAGCATCTTATGTAGTCCGAGATCTGATCAGGGATTCATCGAATGACAATGTGTACTTCACGAAAGTCAATGCTTCTGCTGGAACGTCATTAACCAATACAACGTACTTTGAACTGCTCGTTGATGTCGAGACGGTCAGAACTCTGAAGGAAGCTGCAGAGACTGCAAAGACGGGAGCAGAAACAGCCGAGACCAATGCAGAAGCAGCACTGGCTTCTTTCCAGGGGCAGTACAAAACGGGAGCAACGAATCCATATTCCGGAACTCCTGATGCTGGAGATCTCTGGTACGACACTACGAATTCGATTCTCAAATACTATGTGAGTGGGACCGGATTTGAACCTGTCACTACTTCGTTAGCGACTGTTTCCGAAAATTATTTAACGATTTCCAATCAAGTGATTACGGCTGGAGTCGTTCCGGTTTCCCTCGGTGGCACAGGGGGAACTTCTAGTTCAGAGGCCAGAACGCTTCTGGGATTGTCTATCGGTTCAGATATTCAAGCCTACAGTGTCTCTCTCCAGGATATCTCCTCATTAGCCAAAACGGATGGAAACATCATCGTAGGGAACGGGACCAGTTGGGTAGCCGAATCCGGTTCAACAGCCAGAGCAAGTCTCGGAGTTTCCATCGGATCGCAGGTACAAGCCTGGGACCAGCAGTTGGACGATATCAGTGCTCTCGCAGTCACAGACGGAAACATTATTGTCGGCAATGGCACTACTTGGGTCGCAGAATCCGGTGCTACGGCTAGAGCGTCTCTGGGCTTAACCATCGGTACTGATGTCGAAGCTTACAGTTCTACGAATGCAGATTATTCAGATACCACTGCAAACTTCACAGGGACTCTTCAGAATGGTGGATCGAATGTTCTGGTAGACAGTGACATCGGGAGTACGGTCCAAGGCTATGATGCAGACACTGCAAAGTATGACGATACAACAGCCAATTTTACCGGAACCCTCCAGAACGGAGGGAGCAACGTAGTTGTCGATTCCGATATCGGATCTTCGGTGCAAGCCTGGGACACTCAGTTAGATGATATTGCGGCTTTAACGGTAACAGACGGGAACTTTATTGTTGGGAACGGAACGAACTGGGTCACTGAATCCGGTGCGACTGCACGGACTAGCTTAGGTCTCGGAAGCATAGCGACTCAGGCATCTGATTCTGTCAGTATCACGGGTGGTTCGATCACTGGAATCACTGATATCACAGTGGCCGATGGAGGAACAGGAGCAAGTACTGAAGCAGAAGCTAGGTCGAATCTGTTACCGAGTTATTCTGGGAATGGATCAAAGGTCTTAGCACTGAACTCCGGTGGTACGGACGTAGAGTGGGTCACTCAGTCACAGGTATTTACCGCAGGAGTAGCGAATGCGTTTGAACACGCAAACAGTATCAGTGACAACATCACCGTAGCATCCGGTAATAACCGACTGTATATCGGAGACACTACGTTCAGTGGGACTCTAACCGTAGCAGGTAAAATGGTGATTTTAGACGGTCCTATCAATTTAACGGGAACGGCAAACATAACAGGAACCCTTTCAGTGAGACACTAATGGCAGGAGAGATTCAATTAAACAGCACCACGATGGCAACCGAGTCTTCTGGGACAATCACACTATCAAATATAAATAGTGCTACCAACCGGACAAATCTTGGTCTGGGGTCAATGGCAACGCAAAATGCTAATTCTGTTGCAATCACAGGAGGGACTATTAACACGGTTCAACCTGCAACTGGACAAAGCCTGACTATTAAAGATGAAGACGGAAACACGGCAATAACCATTGGGACCGATAACACGGCAGCAGGATATTTGAGTCTGAATTTTGGTAGTTATCACGGTGATTCTGGTGGGGCAGGAAGTGGTTCTCTATCGGCAAATACTTTGGATGATTATGAGGAGGGGACTTGGACGCCTACTTTGCTTGCGGCTTCTTCAACCCCACAAGATCCGTTAATTGTTTCTTATATTTCACCATCAGGCTATTATACTAAAGTAGGTAATACCGTTAATCTTTTTTGTAGATTGCAAACTAGCGCCCGTAGTGGTGGATCTGGGACTGCTTTAGTAGGTGGGTTACCCTTTGCACATGACGCTATTGCAAGAGCAGGTGGTGCTGTAGGGTATATTTCTAATGTTGCTTTGAGTTCTGGGTATACACAGTACGGACTTTCTGGAGATGCCTCTACGTCCACTATTAGATATGTCCAATTTGGGGATAATACAGGCGCTAGCGTTATAGATATAACTGCCGTAGCTGGTAGTCATGATGTTGTATTTACTTACACCTATCAAACACGATAACCAATTTTGTTGGATCACAGGGTAGTCAGTCCAACCATCAACAGGAAATAATCAATGGCACTAACCAAACAAACAGTAACCGACAAAATCGAAATCGTTGGCCCCTACAATCACATCCAAGTGCGTGAAGCAATCCAAGTGCTAGAAGACGGTAACTTGATTTCACAGTCTTTCCATCGTTATGTCGTAGCACCAGGAGAGACAAGCACAGATCCAAAAGTTTCTGCTGTCATTGCAGCAGTTCATACTCAGGAAATCAAAGATGCTTATCAAGCTCACTTAGCAGCACAAACCGTTTAAAAAGGCCGAGCAATGCCAACTGAACCAAAACGAGTAAAACGATGGATATAGAATTGATTAAAGAGTTATCGAACCTGGGTGGCCTATTCATCGCTCTAATTGGTGCTGGTTGGTACGTCCGGTACATCTCCGATCAACATCGAGAAGAACGAAAAATCCTCTACGACAAGGACTCAGTAAACGATGAAGCGTTACGCCAGTTGATGTCCAGTTCGCACAATCAGTTGATCCAGATAATGACCGGAGTAAATACCACTCTAAAGGAAATGACGGTAGCAATCAGCGAACTCAAGCAAACGATAGAACACGGGGAAAGAAGGTGAAACTCCTGCTCCCTCTGTTGTTCCTTAGTACGACAGCAGTTGCTACAGAATTGGATTACAAAACTCATTATCTGTTTGTTTGGACAGGTAACTGTACGAGCAGGATGATTCCGACTTACGAATCCAAGGGAATGCCATGGAACTTTGCGTTCAGTATGGCTTCTCAGGGTTGCAGTTGTGTCATCGATAAGTTCCGAGAGAACTATACTCATGATGAACTGCTGAGTCTCAGTGATTCAGAACGAGAAGAACAGTCTCTCTACTATGCCCAGGTCTGTGGTGGAATTACTCAGGAGATGTAAATGGAAGAATTATTCAACCTCGCTTTAGAAACCGGATTTCTGGAAATGGGTCTGGTTGCCCTCGGTGCTCCAGCAGGATTGGTCTTCGGAGTCAAAATGTTCAAACGGATGAAGAAATGATCGAAACTCGGAACTTCAAACATAGAGAACTTAGTTGTAATTGCTGTGGTGGCAATCAGATGAACGTAGCTTTCTTAGAAAAACTACAGTTGATCCGAGATGAATATCAGCAACCGATGGTCATTAGTTCTGCCTACCGATGTCCACGTTATAACGATGAGATTTCATCCACTGGACCCACTGGACCACATACGACAGGAAGAGCCGTAGACATTCTGATCTACGGTCAGGAAGCCTATGAACTCATGAAACTTTGTCTGAAGTACGGGATGACCGGACTCGGATTTAAGATGTCTGGATTGAGGTCCACTAGATTTCTTCACTGTGACGATTTAACCAATACTGCCAAATCTCCCCGTCCCTGGATCTGGTCCTACTGATCTTTCTGTACTAGTCGTAACAGTTTATCTATCTTTTCCTCTAACGACTGAAAATCCGTGTGTCGCAGGTTCGATTCCCGCTCTGGCCACTTCATCGTTTTTGTAACATCCTCTGTATCCTCTCTGTAAATTCCTAACGAATTCACCAATTCTTGTAGCGGCAAATGAGTCGTATTCAGATAGAGTTCTGTAGTCGATAAACGTTCATGTCGTAGCAGATGTTGCACGTGTACCGGATTCATATTTCCGGACAATAGTTCAGTAGCAACAGAAGCTCTATAACCGTGGAGTGGTTTCGGTCCATCTAAATCGATAGACTTCTGAAACTTTCTCATCGAATACGTTAAATGACTCAGTTCTTTAAAATGGTGATCCAAGTAATTAGTTTCCCCCTCATGTTTTTCGATCTGTAAAAACTCGAGTAGCTTCGGATGTATCGGGAGAATGGAGTCTTGTTTATTTTTTGTTGTCCACAAGTCCTTTCCTTCGATACGGATTCCAGATCCGATATCTGACCAGTTCAAATGGAACAATTCTCCTGCTCGCATTCCGGTGTACCGAAGCATGTAATGGGTTCTCCGAAGAATTTGATATCTCCGTGATCGTTGTGCTCTGTGATTAAGAATGGTTTCGATGATCTCCAGTTGATGAGTTGTCCAGACCTTCGGGATCTTTTTGTTCACTTTCAGCATCGGCACATGATGCTTCGGATGGTTCAGATATTTATGACACCAGTTCAAATACGCTTTCAAAGATCGTAAATGAGAATTGATTGAACCATCGGAGAGACCTTCGGACCGGAGATGATCGACAAAGTCCTTAAAAGTTTCGTAAGTAATGGAATCGGATGTCGAGAAGGCTTGCCATCGGGCTAATTGAGGTCGATAGGTATTCACAGTCCTCTCTGAACGATAGGTCCGTAGATAGTCGATATATTGATCAATCATAGTGCCTTTACTAAACGAACGACTCTTCCAACGATAACGAACCCGTCACTATCATCAGCCGTAATCGTGAGATCTTTGTAGATCGGATTATCCGACACAATCCGGTACTCATCCTGAGCTACCCGTTGCACCCGTTTGACATGGAGAGACTCCCAGAGTCTCAAGACATAGACTCCGTCACCGAGAAAGCCACTGTTCATATGAACGAGAATCGTATCTCCGGAACCCATCAGTGGAGACATACTGTCACCGACTACGGTAATGAACGCTAGGTTCTTTTCTGGTAGCTTCGGTAGCCACTCGGTAATCACAGAGATTGTTTCTCCGTTTTCATCGGTAGTCAGCGTTCCTGCTCCACCACTTGCCTCTGTGTCGAACTTTCGGATCAGCCGATAGTTATCATTTCTGATCACTTCTTCCGTTTTGACCTCATCTATATTTCCAAAGACCTGTTCTATTTTGCTCAGAAAGTAGGATGAATCCTGTTTTCCTTGAAGAACTCGGTTCACTTTAGATCGATCCCATCCAATGGCATCTGCTATCTCTTGTTGAGAATATCCCTGGGACTTCCGCCACAGATCGAACTTTTCTAAAATTTTTTGCACTTTCTTGTTGACTCCATAAATCATTTCTGATCATATATGCACTCCGATGCACAGAGTGAACGGTTAACGGTTAGAACATGGAGTGAAATGCAAGATAGCAACCTTCTCAATACCACTCAGGCTGCCAAGGCTCTTGGAGTCAGTGTCGATCAGATACGAAGAATGATCAGTAATGGTCAGATCAAAAGTATCCAGACCCACGATAGATCCCCACATTTAATCCCCACTGCAGAAATCCTCCGGAACACAGTGATCAAACCGAGAAGTTCAAGAATGAGCTTCGATGAATACTGTGAACTAGATGGACTGAATGCCTCGCTAATCAAACGGCTGAACAAGTCTTTGAACCACTATCTGTCTTCTCCGATGGAACAGTCTCCATCGATGGCAAAGGGAGTAGCGATTCACGATTCCATTGAACTTCGACTAGCCGGAAAATCTTTCGGTGACAAGTACGTGGTTGCGCCCAATGTGGACAGGAGAACGAAGGCAGGACGGGAGGAATACGATCAGTTTGTAGCAGAAGAAAAAAGAACGGTACTGAAGAAAGAAGACTACGAAGACGTAGTGCTGATGACCGAGTCAGTTTTTAGACATCCAGAGTTCTGGAGAATCATTCCGAATGCGGAAGTAGAACAGGTAATCACTTGGGAAGAAAACGGTATCCGAGCAAAAGCGAGACTTGATTACAGTGACGAGGGACAGCACCTCGTAGTAGATCTGAAGAGTGCTCAGGATGCTTCACCGTACGGATTCAAAAAAGCAGTCACACGGTATCAATACGACATCCAGGCCAACTGGTATCGAAGAGCCTATCAATCTGTTTCCGGTCACTATCCGGAGTTTTTATTTTTAGTAGTCGAAAACACAGCACCGTACAACGTGGCCTTGTACAAACTTTCCGATGAATTGATGCACAACGCAGAATTCAAGATCAATCAAGCAGTCGAACTCTACAAACAGTATCTCTCTGGAGAGATCTATAGCCAAGGTTACCATGAGGACGTAATGGAGTTGTCATGAAGCAGTGCAAACTATGCCAGAAGGAGATGTCAATAAAAGTCAATAACCAGAAGTATTGTGGAGATCCTTGTACTTATGAAATGTATGTACGGAGGCATACGAGGCTAAAACCTAGTAGCTGTGCAACCTGCAATAGCACTTTCCAACCGAAAACGAATATCAATGTCTACTGTTCCAAAGAATGCCGGAAAGTCGGAAGTAAGAAGTTCTATCAAAAGTTTCTAAAGAAGAAACGAGAAGAACGTGCAGTAAGACTGAAGGAAAAACCAGAGAAGACCTGTGCCTACCGGCACTGTAACCGGAAATTCAAAGATGTTCATCCGAATAAACGCTTCTGTAGCACGATCTGTCAGAGAGGGAACGAAAGAGTAGTTGAAAACGAGAAGTGGTTGAACAGAAAAAAGGTCCATTGTGCAGTATCAACTTGTTCCAAGCTATTCATTCAGAAGAACTCCAACCAGATCTACTGTAGCCCTCAGTGCAAACAATTAGTCAGAAACTTTCGGGACCGAGAACGATACAAGGAGAATCCGAACAGACCCTGTTCTCGATGTAAACAACGGGTTCTATCAAGGAATTCCAAGGCGAAGATTTGTGATCGATGTTCCAAGGATCTTCAGCAGATCAAAATGAACCGACAGAAGTTCAATGCACCGGAATCCGACATCATCTTTGAACCGGAGAGCAACGACTTCTTCAGCAGTCCTTGGACCCGTTTACAGAAAAGACATTTCATCGATCTGGAACCGACAGACTCTTCCGTAGAGTCCTCGGATTTTAAGGATCAAATTCAAAACTATTTAAAGAAAGGAGGAAAAATTACGAAGCTATCAGTCGGTTTCTGTCACTCACCCATTACCATGGAGCAGTAATGATGACCCTGGATAAAGCAAAATCACTGATGAAAGGACCGAACTACATGGAGGAAATGGTCATGGAGACACTCAAAGCCTCCGATCTCTCGTTAATACCGGAGAAGATGGAAGTAGATTGGGACGATGAAGAACTACTGGAAGCCTTTCAGTTAGCTCAGTCACAGATTCATTTAAAAAACTATCGGTTGGCATCCTCAATCCTCGTATTTTGTCACCGACTTCTCAAGGAAAGATATGAGTGAAAACATTCTGAAGATCACAGAAGACCTAACGACTTCACTGGATACCCAGGAACTCGACAAGGCACTCGCCAAGGTCAAAGAAGAGATGAGTGCTCTCGTAGAAAAAGACGGAACGAATCCCCATTTCAGAAACAGTTTTACTTCTCTGTCCGCACTTTTGAAAGCAGCAACTCCGGTTCTCGCTAAACATGGACTCTCTCTTCAGCAGCATCCAACGAGTTCTAAGTTGGTCTCCAGACTGTCTCATTCATCAGGTCAATGGATCGTATCAGAGTATTCGTTGCCAACACACAAGGATGATCCCCAGGGAGACGGTTCAGCAATTACGTATGCACGGAGGTACTGTTACCAGAGCATTCTGGGTCTAGCTGGAGACATGGATGATGATGGGAATGCTTCTATGCCAATCAGTGCTGGACCTCCGATGCCGAGAACCGGAGTGAAACGATGATCGAAGGATATCTGGAAGACATGATCATGGAAAGAAAAGTCGGAGTCTCTCTACAAGAGATCCAAAATCTTTATTGCGTGATGACTTGGCAAGTGTATCTGCGATTACTCCAGGAAGACAGAAGGGAAACCGTTCCCTCGGATCTAGTGGAAGCTGCAGAACGTTATGTCATTGCCTTTAACGATTGGGACCAACAACGAAACTTAGCAGACTAATCAGACAGGGTATAGCCAGTGGGCCTTCCTCCCTAAATAAATGGTCCGAATTCATTACTGGTTAATCAATACGAGAGTTCCGCATTTCTCTACGATGGCCCTGTCTCCCACACATGGAGTAGCAATGGATGCAACACTTCGATTTTCTGTTTTCCTCACGTTGGCCTCACTAGCTTTCCTGCTACTGACTCCAGCGATCATCAATGCGCTCAACTTTTGGACAAGAGTGTTCAATCAACTCTAAGGAGAAATCTATGGACTTAGGATTTTCAATCGAAATCGAATACCCGAAAGAAATGATTCAAACGACTCCGTTGCCCCCAGGGGAGCACATGGTCGAGATCCAATACATCGGTAGCAAACCAACGAAGAAAGGTGGCTGGATGCTGAACATGAAGTTAGCAAACGATCATGGACATGTCTGGGATAATTTCAATGTTGGTCATGCTAGTGAAACCACTCGTCAGAGTGCTCAGAAGAAACTGGGAAGAGTAGCCCGTTGCAGTGGTCTGGAAGGATCGTTCAGTAATACGGATGATCTATTGAACAGAACCGTAGCAGTGGAACTCGGATTGAACCAGAACGGATTCATCGAAGTGCTGAAGTACAAGGAAAAACTGTCACAGGTTCCGGTGATGGATACTGATGACGATGAACCTGAGTTTTGAACTACCTTTTCCTCCTTCGGTAAACACTTACTACCGGAGTTCCTTCCGAAGTAGATCTGTTTATCTTTCAAAAAAAGGACGGGAATTTCATCAACTAGCGTTAGTTGGTCTCATGGAGTTAAGCGATGCAGGAACATCCGATACTCTTCTCCCGTCCTTCCCCACAGAACGTCTCAGAATCCTCGTAGAACTGATTCCTGGTGATCGTAGGTCTTTTGATATAGACGGCAGATTGAAAGCACTGTTGGACACCATGGAAGGTCATATCTACACCAACGATTCTCAGATCGATGAACTGGAAGTAATCCGAAAACCCATGGACAAAGGGAAGGCACGATGTCGAGTAACGATCTCCGTGATCAAAGAGCAATTGAATTTTTGAAGAGACAGGGAATTAAGAGACCAGAAGTAGAAGAGGAAATATTTCCAGCAGAAGTGGAAGAACCGATTCCAGAACTGGACTATCCTCCAGGGTTCTTAGGCGAACTGGCAGAAATGATCTGTGACAGTGGCTACAAACGACAGAAGTTGTTATCGATCTCTGCAGCTTCGGTGATCATCAGCTCCCTAGTTGGACAACGGATCAAGTCACAGTCCGGAATGAGAGCAAATATCTATTGTCTTTCTGTAGCACCGACTGCTGCCGGAAAGGAACATGGTCGGAGAATGATCGATAGATATCTCGTTGCTGCTGGAGCAGATTCAGTGATTGCTGGAGACGAAATCAGTAGTGATGCTGGAGTAGTCGATCAGTTATCGAATCAGCCACAATTACTTTTTTTGTTAGATGAATTCGGAAAGTTTCTGAAACGAACTCAGTTGAGTAGTAGTTCTCCGTATCTCGTTGGCATTCTAGAACTTCTGATGAAACTCTATGGCCTTTCTGACGGAACCTACAGATCCGGTTGGACAAAGACCGATGGAGGACGGAAAGTGATTCATCAGCCGCATGTAACGATCTATGGAACATCGACTCCAGAGCAATTCTGGCCTTTGATGAACGGGGATCTGATCAGTAATGGATTTCTGAATCGATTCTGGATCTTTGAAAACCGAGAGGAATCACCGGAGGAGCAGAACGTACAAGAACCTGTTTTGAATCAATCCATGGTCCAGCAATTAAAGAGACTGTATTCTCTACCGAGAGTTTCGATGGGAGAAGATGCTACGATTCCAATGCCCCAAGTGATTACGGCTACAGAAGCAGCAAACGAGGTACTGCGTCAAGCACAGAAGCACTGGAAGGAAGAGTCACAGAATCCGGTAAACAAGGCTAGAGATCTCTGGAAGAGAGCAAACGATATGTGTCGGAAAGCTGCACTTCTGGTCGCTATCAGTGGGTATCAGTATCAACTACCGAATGTCACCGAAGAGCACATGCAGTGGTCTGTGGAACTAACGAACTATCTTTGTCGAAACGCAAGTCAACGAGCATCCGGTGAAATGGGAGAAACCAGACATGAACAGAGGATCAACAAGATCTATCAGAAGATTTCCGAGAAACCGGATGGAATCAGTAACCGAGAACTGAACAGAAGCTGTCACCATATCCCAAAGGCATATAGAATTCAGATTCTGGAGCAGTTACTGGAGTCAGGAATGATTGAAGAGACCATGGTAATGGTCGAGAAACGGTCTACGAGAGGTTTTAAATGTTCTTAATGGCACTGCTCGCTAACTGTCACGGTGACACTTGGTGCCAATAAGGGAATTTAACGAGGTTTTTCCGGTTCCATACATATTAATAGTACTGTATTAACGAAGTACTGTTCTTTTGGGTTACCGTCTGATCTGGAAGATACCATGGAAACCGGAGTTCTGTCAATCACTTTTGATCAAAAAAAATCAAAGTCTCACATTTGGTCGATCAGCCGTAGCTTCCTGGATCAAAGCATCGTGCATCCGTGGTGGAGAAACGAAGATCCGTTTTTCCAGTTCTTCCGAATCGTACATGATCTTCATCAGGAGCATAGCCACTTTAAACACTTGTGAGAATTTTCTGTTTCCAGATTCAAACTTACTGATTTCAACATTTGTATAGCCGAGTATATCTGATAGTTCCTGCTGAGTAAATCCGAGTTCTGTTCTAATTCCACGTAACCATTCCCCAGGACTTTTGTCTCCGAAGAAATCTTCATCGGTCATGGTCTGCAGACAGTCGGTCGAAGCAATCAAAGGTTTTTTAGCCATAATTTTTGCGGTCCTGAGCGGAAGTGAGAATTTTTGCGGTCATGAGCGGATCAGAATCAAACCGAATGCAAACGAGATACAAGATCGAACGGGTCAAATCAGGTTTAAAGCCACGAAAAGCAAGTAAAATTGTGATTCTGTTCAAATCTTTCGAGATCAGGATATTTTCCGAAGGTATACTTGACTAGTCTTGAAACAGAAAAACGGACTGACGGAAGATTTGAGCATCGATAGATGATAGTTTTGGGAGATACCAGGAAGAAAGCACAAAAAAAAGGACAAGCTCCGAAGAACTTGCCCAGGATAGTTAGATCAGTTTATCCATTGCCAAAAAGTAGGAACTCCATAGAAAATAAATTCATATTCTTGATCTGTTTCTGCTCGGAATGAATGGGTGCTTTGTTGGTCAATGATTTCCAGTTCGATGCCTTTTGCCTTTGCCTTGTCCTGGACAAACTGAAAATACTTTCCGATCTGTTGATCATAGACGTTCTGGTCCATGGTTCTTGATTTGTACAAACAAGCGTCTCGATGTGTTTCTGAAAATATCGTGATCATAGTTCCTCAAATTAAAAAACCCTCCGGAGAGGGTTCAGTTAGTTAGTTTGGATAGTGTTTCAAATACTCTTGCATCGCTAGCTGATCAGTAAAACGAATTCCAGCGCCATGAATAGCATCTTGTAGAAAGTGCCATAGCTCAGGAGGTCCGGACCAAATCACGATTCCTTGATCTGTTACAATAAATTTCCCTGCTTTCCAGGAAACAGTTACGACTCTCATAGTACAAACCCAGTTGTATCCTGTTTTGCGCTACCTTTTGCGAAGGCTCCACCTACTTGAGAGACCTTTCCTAGCCACCAGACATCAGTATCATCTTGTTCTTTAATCACGTGATAACCGAACCAGGTATCAGGGATGCTTTCTCTCGTTCTCCAAACTACGTTGACTACTCCACCAGAAGACAAAACATCTAAACAGAAGCTCTCGTTTTTCTCTGATCGCGAAAAAATCAAATCGTAGTTCCAAGGGAACTTTCCTGTCAGATATCGGTCCATTCGATCAAATCGTTTTGTGTAATCGTAAAACCTGATCTTTCGTTTAAATAAACTAGGTGCTACCAGTTCCCAGGCAACATCCGAAAGAACATTCAACCGAACAAAAGGAGTTTTCCCTTGCTTCTCTGCTTTCCTTTCAATGGCATCGAGCTCTGATTCCAGAGTGCTTAGAAATAATCTTCTGTTCTCTAAAAACAGTTGAGCTTTCTTGATTCTTGCCTGTCTCACGTTAGAAAACTTTCCTCTTCCCTGATCAAATAGACATACGGAAGTACATCCTTCTGATCTACTGGGACAAAGCTCAGTTCCCGACTCCATTGCAGGAGCAAGGGACAATCCGGCAATCAAGATCTGATCAGTCCTGGTCTTGTCCAGTTTCGTATTTCCAGTTTCTGCTAGTAGTTTGATTAGTTGTTTGCTCATAGTTCCTCTCAAATAATTTGGTCGTCAGTAGTAAAATCAAACAAGGTCCGCTCAAGTCTCTGAGCTTTCTTGTAGTACTGGTATTCTCTAGCGAAACATTGACTAGCATAGGCCCAGGCATCATCAGTATTTAATGAAGACAAAGCTTTCTGCATGGTTTCCCTGATCGGTTTCCTCTGTTCCAAGGATAGATAAATCTTCGGTTCTTTTGTTAGATCTACTGCCACGATACCTCCGGTTGCTTCAGTTCAATGGAATAGCCAAGGCTCTTGATCTTATGTAGCTGGAAACGGTCTAGTGTTTTTGTCCTGGTTAGATCTGAAAAGATCTGTGCAGTTTCACAGATTGGATAGTATAAGGTCTTTCCGTAGACCTGTTTTTGTTCGATGATGATTTTCATTTGTTCCTCTTTAGTTTGTTGGCTCAATGATCCAGAAACACTCGCCATCTGTTCCGACTCCGGAATGAGGGATCTGAAAATGATTAGCGTAGAAGAGAGCTTGTTTGATATCGGTTACTAAGCATAACCAATCACACTCTGGATGCTCCGGATGCTTCGTGTAGAAGCAGAAGAGTTTTGGGCTCATCTTGTCCTCGTATTAATAAGGTAATAATCACTGATCAGAATTGAATCAGTAAAACTATCCTAACACTTGTCATTATGACTAGTCAACACTTTTTGATCATTCTTGATCATTTTTTTTTGGTCTTTTGCTCCAGGTCCAAGCAGTTGCTCAGGTTGCCATTGATAGACTAATATATTAGTTTGGTTGTGGTTGTTCGATGGTAGGTCGGAAACAAGCTGGGAAAGCCATTTTCCGGAACAAAATCCGACCTCCTGAGCTTGCCCGATCCCTCCAGTACCTCCCGATCCCTTCCGTTTTTTATCACTGATAACTTTATCAGAACTTACAAGTCACTGATTTCATTGACTACTGTTCTTGCTGTATGCGTTCCATATCGTATAATAGTGAACATATAGCTACGTTTAATCATCGATTAGCAATTAAACCACCGATTTAGTCCTCGTTTTCTCCCTGGTTCAAAAGGTATGGGGGGTCACAAAATCGGCCCTTGGTCTGTGGTAGGTCATCCCCTTCCCCCACACGGGGGGAGTTTTTACTAGACGGTCTGATCAAAACTGATATAAATTGATCAAAAGGAGAAACATGAAAGACCCCAGACACCGAGTCAAGCAGAGAGACATTGAGATCAAGGAGAAGTTCGGAAAGATTCAGTGTGCTCCGATGGGTGCTCTCTGGTCCCAGGGCAAAGCGGCAGGTTTGACAGTCAAGAAGTTATCGGACAAGTCCGGACTTCCGGCCAATACAATCCGTGAGATGAACAGGAAATATGGGGAACTGGTGGAACTGCAGGTCCGAGCGAATCTCGGAGAGATTGCGGTCGATGCGTTACAGAACATGGTTGATCTGGCGTTCACTGCAGAAGATGAGAAGACTCGTTTCAATGCAACCAGAGACCTGTTGGACCGAGCAGGGTTCAAGCCGAAGACCGAATCGCACATCACTCAGGAAGTGATCAAGAGGTCACCGAAGGAGATTGAAGAGGAAGCGAGGAAGAAGTTAGGCAACGAGTTAGCCGAGAAGTTACTCGGACTGTCATCGATAGAGGATGCAGAGATTGTAGAGACGTAAACGTTCATGGACTTTGTTGGACACCACGGTCCGCACTCGGTAGTCGAGCCATCTTTTCGGCAGATAAAATCTGTTGGAGGTCCATGGGCAAACCGATAATCAATAGCAAGGTGTTGAAAGGTGCGTCTCTTCAAATTTTGTAATGACTGTAATTATCGAATTCTTTGTGAACGTTATCGGAGATGTTGGAGTGGCAACGTACCAGGGGAAAAAGGTCAGTCTGAACAAACCGTTTCGGACACCGAAGGAAAAGAAGAAGTTCGCAGTCTATGTGAAGAACGATAAAGGCAATGTGATCAAGGTCCGTTTCGGAGATCCGAAGATGTCGATTAAAAAGGACCAGCCAGATCGGAAGAAAAGCTACTGTGCTCGCAGTGGTGGGATCAAGGGAAAATCAGACCGGACTTCAGCGAACTACTGGAGTCGGAAGATGTGGAACTGCTGAAAGCAGTTACGTGAGGAACGAACGGGATTGTTGACTTTAACAAGGAGCAACGATGCACAAGGGATCGAAGCACGGACTCTATCACAACATTCACAAGAAACGGAAATCTGGGAAGCCCATGAGGAAGAAAGGAGAGAAGGGAGCACCTACAGACAAGGCGTTTAAACAAGCAGCAAAGACTGCAAAACGGAACAAACCGAAAGGAACGAAATGATGTACGGAAAAAAGAAAACGTCAAAGAAAGCGTTCAAACCGTGTGCAACGTGTCCGTCACCGAGCAAGTGCAAGATGGCCGGTAAATGCTTGAAAAAGAAAAAATAGTAGTTGAGGCTCTAGAACTCCAGAAGGAGTACGAGGAAGCCAAGAAGTTCAACAAGCTATTATCTTACGAACCGTATCGGTATCAGGCGGAGTTTCACCGGAGCAGGGACGATTCTGGGAATCAGGCACGGCAACGTTGTCTGATGGCTGGAAACAAGGTCGGCAAGACCTTCTGTGGTGCAGCAGAGATGGCATATCATCTAACGGGACTGTATCCAGAGTGGTGGGATGGCTGGAGGTTCGACAGACCGATCCAAGCCTGGGCCGCAGGACAGAGTCACTATGCAACGAGAGACATTGTTCAGTGTGAACTTCTCGGAACTCCAGGAGATCCGGATGCACAGGGAACGGCAGCCATTCCGAGAGAATTGATTCTATCGACAGAAAGAAATCCTGGGGTTCCCAACGGCATCGGGATGGTGCTGGTCAAGCATGTAAATGGAAAGAGCAGACTCCAGTTCAAATCATATGACAGTGGTGCTTCTGCCTGGATGGGAGTAGCCGTAGACGTAGTTTGGATGGACGAGGAACCACCGCAGGACATTTACTCGCAATCACTTCGTGCATCACTGAAGAACGGAGGTCCGGTCTATCTGACGTTCACACCGGAACGGGGAGTAACCGGAGTTGTTCAGAACTTTTTGAATGACCGAAAGCCTTCGCAGCAACTGGTGACTGCTTCCTGGGACGATGCTCCGCATTTATCCGAGGATGTAAAACAGGAGATTCTCTCAGCGTTACCGTTGCATGAGCGTCAAATGAGATCCAAGGGAATTCCGGTACTTGGAAGCGGACAAGTCTTTCCGATTGCAGAAGAATCCTTTTCAGTCAGAGCCTTTGAAATTCCGGAACACTGGCCGAGGATCTGTGGAATCGACTTCGGTTTCGACCATCCGACTGCAGCAATCTGGGTAGCCTGGGACCGTGACACAGACACAGCTTATCTCTATGACAGCTACTGTCAGTCCGGTGCAGCGATGTTGCAACATGCCGAAGCAATCAAACTCCGAGGAAACTGGATTCCGGTAGCTTGGCCTCATGACGGTAGCATTCATGACAAGGGAAGTGGACATGCTTTAGCTGATCAGTATCGCAGAGCCGGAGTCAATTTCTTGGGTTCCCACTTTCACAATCCGGAAGGCGGAATTGCTGTCGAACCAGGAATCATGGCGATGATCACAAGGTTTCAAACCGGAAGACTGAAGGTCTTCGATCATTTGCAGGACTGGTACAAGGAATACAGAATCTATCACCGCAAGGACGGAAAGATTGTCAGAAAGAATGATGACTTGATGTCCGCCACCCGTTATGCCGTTCAATCTCTTCGGTATGCAACAGTTCGGACCTGGAGACCCAGAGCAGAGGTAGCCGAGGGTTCTTTGTCAGATCGCACTTTTGACCCTTTCAACCATTGGAGAGCATGGCCAGAGGATACAACCCCGTCTCCCGTGTGGAGGAACTGAGACAACGTTTTGAAACAGTCCGACAACAAGGACTTTCGGCACAGCAGTCGTACCAGCAGGACTATCCTCAGTATCGAAGTGCCTACGATGAAGCAGTTGCCTTTGAACCCCAGGTTCGGAGTGCCTACGATGCTTTTCAAGCGAACAAGACTCAGGCCCGTCTGGATGCTTACAACGCACTGTTATCGACCTACGAGGGTCTCCAGGCCAATTACAAGGCATACGAACCGACTCTTCAGCAGTACCAGACTACGATGCAACAGAGTGGCGCAGAGTTAGACCAGATCAACGAGATGCTTCCGTCCTTATTGAAACAGATTGAAGTGGAACGAGATCCGAGGAAACAGGGAGTTCGCAGAAACTATCAGCAGAGCATTCTGACTTCTACCGTCCGGAGTCCTTCAGCCATCCGATGATTGAAAAGTGTACTCTAGCCGATGTAGATGCCTTGATGGCAGATCTCCGGAACATGTATGTCGAAATGGCCCCCTTCGGAAAGATGGATGAAGAGAAATGTATTTCGTTTCTAACCGACAGTATTCAGCACCACGTAGTTCTGAAGAAGACTGAAGACGAAAAACTCTTGGGACACATGGGTCTGAGAGTCGAAAGCCACTGGTACACTAAGGATGTTGCTCTTTATGAATACTATGTCTACGTCCATCCGGAGCACAGAAAAACGAGAACAGCCTTTGAACTCTACAAAGTAGCGAAGTCCGTAGCACAGTCAGTGAAACTACCGTTTTTCTATGGAACCTTCCGAAAACCAGAGTCTGATTTTGAACGAGTGAATAAATTTCTGAAACGCCAAGGGGGGCAACAGATTGGATCACAATATTTTATAGGAGCATAGTATGAGTTTTCTAGGTGATATACTGAATTTATCTGGGGCAAGCACAAGTGGCGGATCTAGTAAAAGTGGCGGGAAAAGTAGCGGATACAGTAGTGGTGGGTTTAAATTCTCTCCAATTGACATCAGTGTTCCAGAAGGTGGTTTCAAATTCAATATACCAGATTATTCAGCGATCACGAACACAGCACAACAAGCTGTAGAAACAGTAACAGCACCTGCAGTCCAAGCAGTAGAACAAGTAGCTAAGCCGGTAGAACAAGCCGTAAAGTCAGTAACAGCACCCGTAGTCAAAGCAGTAGAGCAGGTAGCGAAACCCGTAGAGCAGGTAGCCCAGACAGCAGTCCAGGCAGTCACCCCTGTGGTTGAATCCGTAGTGGATGTTGCCAAGGTTCCTGTCCAGGCAGTAGAACAGATCACAAAGATTGACGCACCAAAGGTGGTGGAGTCGGTAGTAAAGGAAACAATACTGGCCCCAGTAAAAACAGCCGAGACGGTAGTAAAAGCGGCAGAACCAGTAGTCAAGGCGGCTACACAGGTAGTTCAGCAACCCGTCAAGGCAGTCGAAGAGATTGCCAAGATTGATGTACCGAAGGTCGTAGAGAATGTAGTGAAGCAAGCAGCAACCACGGTGACAGAAACACCAAAGATGGTAGTGCAAATTGCAGAAAATGCTGCATTGAAACCTACTTCCAATCTAGCGATGGCTTTGACAGAAAAGGCAAAGGATGCATTGGAATTAACTTGGGATAATATCATTTCTCCATTTCAACCAGGAACGACAGAAGGGACGGTAGCAGCAGAACCTGCTGCAGCAGATCTGGACGCAATACAAGCCACTGGCAACGAAGATCCTTTTGCAGACATGGAGACAGCAACCACCAAGGCAGACAAGATGACGGAGGAGGAAAGACTCCGCAGAATCAGAAGACTGATGTTGAACAGATATGGACGAGAAGACACGATTTTAACTGGGGCAAAAGATCCGATGAATCGTAGAAGATATGCGAGTGCATTATGAACATTCTCGAAGAATACGAGGCACTGAAAAGCGATAGAGGCAACTGGGAGAACCAGTGGCAGGATATTGCAGAACTGATGATTCCTCGTAGAGCAGACTTTACCAATCGGTATCGTGCTTCCGGAGAACAGAGGAGAGATCGGATCTATGAATCCACAGCAGTCCGTGCCTTGGTCCGAGGAGCATCCGGTCTACACAATACGTTGACCAGCAATACGGTTCCCTGGTTTTCATTGGAGACCGAAGATCCGCAGTTGATGAAAGAGAGAGAAGTCCAGTTATGGCTGGAAGAAACGACACGCAGAACGATGGCTGTTTTCAATTCTCCTCAGAGCAGTTTCCATTCTTCGATCCACGAATACTTTCTGGACCTGATGGCTTTCGGTACAGCAGTCCTGTTTGTTTCCAATGAACCTCCCTTCGGTCCCGTTTTCCGGTCTTATTTCTTAGGACACTGTTACATTGCAGAAGACAAACTCGGCAGAGTAGATGCCATCTACCGGACCTTCTGGGACACGGCACGATCTCTCTACCGTCAGTTCGGAGAATCGCTATCTGATGAAATCAAAAAGGCAGCAGACAACAATCCCTTTGAACGCTTTGAAATCCTGCATTGTGTCAAACCTCGGAACAAGTCCGGCAAGGGACAACTGTCGAAAC